ATGATGGATATGTTTAAATTGCCTACTGGATATGATTGTATCCAAGTTTATTCAGGCGGATCCTTAATTTCTGCTAGGAAATACGGTTCTCAGGATACTTACGCATTAAACGGTTTTGATTGGGTTCAAATTGACCACGCTGATACTTCCCATTATTCTTCCAGCTGTTCCTACAATTATCCCGGTCAATATTTTGTACCTGGATCTATCCAGGCATTTTTTGTTCTTCCTGCTACTATAATCGTCTTAACTTTCTTTACTGTTATTTATAAAATGTTTATGGGGATTAGGAGGAGATAATGAAATGCTTCAAAAAGTCGCTTTTAGCTGTTTTATGCTTTTTCTTTTCGCTTTTGTTTTCTATCTCGTCATCAATTCCGACTAACGCTATTTCTGTAAATTCATTCGGTATTCGTTCTTGGACTACCGATAATGGTAAAACTTGGCGTGATCTTGGTGATTCAGAATCAAACGCTCCTGGTTACATTTTCAATGGTGATTATTTTCGTGGTTTTCGCTTAGTTCGATACGCAAATTGGGGTGATGGTGATTTTTTCTCTGGAGATGTTGAGCTTAATCTTACTCTGGCTGTTCCAAAAGGTTTAGGTTTTTATACCAACAACCGTATCGGTGGTCATGATTTTAATTCTGCTATTTCAGCAAATACCCTTTGTGGCTTAGGTGCTTATGGGGCTATTCCTGCTAAGTATCAGGTCTCTGATTTCACTGCTACTGCTAATGGTATTAGCTCTAATGACAGAGCTGAATATCATTCCTGGACATTTAAATGGAAGTTTTCAGGTCAGGCAAGAGAAAAGCATACTGGATCTTATGATTCTTATTGTAGACTTTACCCATCTGAAAATAACAGTGAATTTTTCCGTCTTTTCGGACCTAACAATGTTGGTGCTAAAGTTTATTTAGAACAAGCTTCAACTCACTTAGCTGTTGCTGTATCTGAAGATCAAGCAGCTGCTAAATATGATACGATGATTGCTCAAAATCAAACTATTATCAATAATCAGAACTTTGGTAACCAACAATTAATGGGTATTAATGATAACTTAATTAAGCAACAGAAAGCTCAAGAGGATCAGAAAAGAAAAGAAGAAGAACAACAAAATAACCGTGAGAAAGATGGTAAGAAGCAAGCTGATAAGCTAGGTTCTCTCTTTTCTTTCACTGCATTCAATCCTTTTTCCGGTCTTTTCGGTTTATTTACCGGTGGTGGCTGTAAGCCAATCCCTACTATCGGTAAAATGCTTAATAAACCGGATGCAACATATTGTCCTTGGTTTCCCGATAATGTCCGTTCTATCCTTACTCCCGTTCTCGGTATCAGTAGTATGATGTTAATCTTTGGATTTTTTATTCGTTGGCTTCGTAAAGGAGGTATATAATGGGTGAATTAATTGTAAACGGTATGAAATGGGCTTTTATTATTGCTGCTTCGCTTGTTTTTATGTCCGTTATTGGTAATTTATTATCATTGATTGTTATGGTTGTATTTAATAACGTTGTTGGAGAGGTTCTACATGTGTTATCATGTTGTCTGCCATTTAATGCTGATGCTGTTTTTGGGGCTATTCAAACCGCCTTGAGTGGAATTTTAAGTTTTATGATTGGTTCTAAAATTTTTCATCTTACAACCAATAAAGTTACTGTATAATTTATATAATTAATTAGGAGAAATTATATGGCTTTTAATTTATCAACTGGTAAATTTCAGTTTGAAGGTGAACGTGGTACGACTTTAGGTGAATTAAAGTCTATTGCTTCTTCTCTTGAGAGTATAGCTTCTTCTTTGGAGAAACTATGCGAAAAACTCAATCAGTAGTTAGCCTCGACCCCATTGACGTTAATAATAAACGCAATAACTCTGTTATTGGTCGTTTATTTAAGACCCGTCATTTCGGTGGTAAAAATATTAAAAAAGAAATTCCATATGGTCATTACATGTTTTGTGGTTCTCAAGGTGGTGGTAAAACCGCCAGTATGTTGTGGTATTTTGAACGTTTAGCTAAACAATATAAAAAACGTGGCTGGAAAATCAATCACGTCTTCTCTAACCTAGGTATTGGTGAAAAGATAACTAAACTATCATTATTCGATACAATATACAACCTAGAGGCTATAAATCGCGATGATAAGATAATTAACTTTATTTTAATTGATGAAATTCAATCTTATTTCCCAAAAGATAGTCCTGATAAGGAAACTAAACTTTTAGTTTCTCAACTAGTTGGTTGTTTTTCTCAATTAAGAAAGCGTCATTGCTTTGTCTTATCAACCGCCCAAATCTATGGTCGTCTCGATAAAAATTTGAGGGAACAGTGCCTTTACATGATTAACTGCCGCAGGTCTAAAATTTCAAATCGTCTCGTCAATGATTTCATCCGATCTGATGACATCTTGTGTGATGATCTTGGTAGATGGAGTGGCAATGCTCAAAAAATTTACGTTCACGGTCTTTCTAAGGTCGCGTACGATAGCTCTTTAATTATTAAAGAATAATCTCCCTTTTGGGCTTAATTGGCTCTTTAAATCGGTAAAATGAATCAGTCAATGCCGAATGGCTTGACGGATTCATGCCGATTTTAGAATCTCGAAGCCCCAAAAGGGAATCACGGCGTTAACGTGTCCGTACTTGATTATAAGGACACTTAACGCCTACTTTTGCTTAGGAGGTGCAATATGCAGGTGCAAGTTATATCAAATATTACTAAGGTTTACCCTACTATTATCAAAGTTATAATTTATAAACAACCTCTTATTAACACATTATCTGATTGTGATCGGTCGCGGCGTAAAGTCCGGCCAGATGAAGACATCCTACCATCTTACCGATCATTACGACGTTCTCGCACGTCTATTAAAGACGTTATCTATTCAAACAAGTTTGATTTATTCTGTACATTTACGTTTGATCCGAAAAAACATGATCGATACAATATTTCTTACTGTAAACTTGTTATGCTGAAATGGTTTAGAAATCAAAAACAAAAACATAGTCCTCATCTTAAATATATTTGCATACCTGAACTCCATAAAGATGGTGCGGTTCATTTTCATGCTCTTATTGCTAATTTTAATGGTCGTCTTAAAGATTCTGGTCATAAGACGAAACAGGGAAGCATTCTTTATAATTTAACTGGTTATCGTGCAGGTTTGTCCACTGCTTCCCCACTCGACGGTAATATTGACGCTGTATCGAACTACGTGGCTAAATACGTCACTAAGGGTCTTGTATCTTCATTTAATCATAAACGCTATTTTTGTAGTAGGAATTTAAGCAGACCAGTGAAGATCAGAAACTCATCACTCTTCAGAAATACATTACCTTTATTTAGAAAGCAAGTTGCAGATTTTGATAATATACAAATTTACGACTTGCAAAAGTTTTAGGTATAAGTTATCATCATTTTAGGATATGTGAAATGTCGTACAATAACTATTAGCTCACATTTCTCAATCCTGTCAAGTAAATTAAACAGGAGACAATCTGAATATGAAAAAGTTATCAGATTACGAAAATATCAACTTAATTGAATCTATTTCTACTCTTACAGTTAAGAAGGGAAAATCCAAAGAGGGAACTGACTATTTCTATCTCGATTTAGCCTTTATCAACGGCTTCAACAAACGTATTTTTGTGAATCAGCAAGAAATGTTTGGCTTCCTTAATGCATTTGAACAACTTGAGGTATAGTATGAAAATTCAGTTGAGTGATACTCCTGAATTTGACGATTACAGTGTGTACATCGACTGTATCACGCTTTTGGACCAGATCCGACTTCTTGAAGGTCCACGTGCGGTTGATAATACACTCATGCGTCATCCTGAGATCAAAGTTTTTCTCAAGAATTTTCAACGTTCTTGGTTAAAACGTATTAAGGATAATTTACAAGATCGTGGTGATTACAAACATTAAAAAAATGAAAGGGGTGTTGCAATGCCTGCCACACCAGCCGTCTCAGCCATGAATATTTCAGGTCTTTCAGACGCTTTGACTCTTGCTAAGTTTCAGAGTGTCATTGAAGCGGTTCTTCCTATCGTTGCGGTCGCTGTCCTCGTCGGATTTCTATTTTATGTAGTCCGTTGGGCCATCGGTCTCTTCCGCGGGATCTAACTGCTCCCTCGCTCGGGGAACTGCGTTATGCAAGTTCCCCCAGAGTGAGGGGTTAAATTTAAGTTTTTAATTTAGGATTTTATTATGAATAAAACTGACATGCATAAAATTACTCGTTCATTAGAACAAATTTCTCATCTTTTGCCATCTTTACAAGATTTAGAAAATATTAATAAAAATTTACAACATATTTCTTTTTGTTTGGATTTGCTTTGTTATATGCAATATATTGATTTAAAAAAGCATAATTTAGAAAATAAAATTGACTTAGATGATTTGTTCAGGAGTTTTAAATGCAAGTCTT